TACTATACGTGGGTGGGTTAGAAACAAATACATACCCGAAAATACTTATATACGTGTAGTCAATACATATCGTTTCTGTATAGATGATGTTACTGACGCTTTATCTGCGGGTAAAAAGAAACATGATGATGTTACTACAGAAATACTTGATGAAGTAGAAGAGGATCTATGAAGCGTATAAGTATACGTGACAAAATATTTACCGAATGTTCCGATCAAGGAAATATATTAGTAGATTCTAATAAATACGAAGCTGTTATAGTAAATGCTGCATTTGTTTCAAGGTCTTATTACGAAGGTGATTATGATCCAGATAAATTAATGTTGCCTACTTGCTGGTCATCAGATACACAAGTTCCATCTTCTGACGTGCCACAAGAACAACGTCAAGCGGCTAGATGTATGGACTGCTCACATAATATACGTGGGTCAGGATATAAAAGTAGTAGAGCTTGCAGATTTGCACAGCAAATAGCAGTTTTACCTGTAGATAGATTACAGGAAGTATACCAAATAAGATTACCTGCTACATCTATATTTGGACAAGCAAGAGGGGGTCATATGCCTATGAAAGCGTACGCAGAGTTTTTATTGTATCGTGATACTCCGATTACATCTGTTCTTACTGAAATATATTTTGACGATAACAGTAGTACACCGAAGCTATTCTTCAAACCAATCCGCCCTCTACGGGATGAAGAATTTAAAGTAGTCTCAGAAATGATTAACCATGTAGATACAACACAGGCAATCACATTGGACTACACACCATTCGAGGGTAGCACAAAATCCCCATTTGAAGTTTCAGATGGGTTTCAATATTAGGAGAAGTAATATGGCTGATAAGCCTAAAGCAATACCATTTATGATTAACAAAGTAGAAGCCCTATACCCTCGTTTAGATAAAACATACAGGTTTGATAGTAAGGAGAAGCGTTCTGTACCCTGTGATGTGTTTGATGATGGAGCTAAATACGAAGTAGGTTTTCGTATGACTAGCGACCAAGCTAAGAAGTTGTTTAGCCAGATGAAAACAGCTTACTCAGAAAGGGCTGGAGATGATTGGCCTGAGAAGTTTGATAACCCTTTTACTAAGGAAGAAGGAACATACAAGTTTAAAAGTTCTTTGAAGGGGGCGTACGGTAAAGATGCTACTAGAAAGCCAATACAGTACGATGCGTCTAATACTAAACTACCTGACGATTTTTTACTTACTACAGGTAGTACTATAAACATTGCAGGGGTATGCGTACCATATCATGCTAAAGGTGTTGGCACTGGGGTATCCTTGCGTTTAAATGCTGTGCAGGTCACAAACTACGTGCCTATGCAGATGTCATCCCCATTTGAAGCTACTGAAGGCTTTGAGGTTGGAGAGGAAAACCCATTCCAGAGCGAAGAACCAGAAGTATCTGGAGAAGAAGTTATAGAAGAAATAGTTGAGCCGAAAAAGGTGGCTAAAAAATCTGCCTCTGTAAAGGCTAAAGACCCAGAAATTGACGCTATTGTGGATGATTGGGACGATTAAATCTTTTAACATAACCCTGACCACGCCTAGCGTGGTTGGGGGCTTCTCTCAGGTAAGTGATAATGGAAACAAAACAATTCTTACAGAGAGCGTTAGGAGAAGGTGGCTTTTACTGTGTGTTTGCATCTTTGCGGTTACAAGACCGTAGAGTACAAAAGTTTTACAACTCCATAGACGCTGTTCTGACGAAAGCGCAGGAATTAGACGAAGCTGGGTTTGATGCGTATTTTGCGCTAGCTACTTTTAAAGAAGCTGGGTCACGTAAAGTAAGTAACGTAAAACAACTTAGGTCGTTCTTCTTAGATTTAGATTGTGGTCCTAGCAAGGATTACGAGAACCAGAATGAAGCTATGTTAGCTTTGCGAGGGTTCTGTAAGAAATTAGGTATGCCACGACCTACGTTAATTAATTCGGGCCGGGGGATTCATGTTTATTGGTTCTTGTCAGAACCTGTTAGCATAGAAGAATGGCTTCCAGTAGCAGAGAGTCTTAAACAACTCTGCGTGAAACATAAGCTACTAGCGGACCCTGCCGTTACAGCAGATGCCGCTAGGGTTCTTCGCATACCTACTACTCATAATCATAAAACAGATACCCCAATGCCAGTAGGGTTCTTTGGTACAGATATGTCTGAACCTATGCACATAGATGTATTTAAAGAGTATATGGGTACTACTTTAATCCCAGTTCCTACTAAACATATACCATCTAATAGTAACGCTGTTATGGAAGCGTTGCTTGGTAACAAGAAAAATATATTTAAAGATATAGTCGATAAAATAAAAGCTGGTAACGGGTGTGAACAGATAAGAAACATACTTGTTAATCAGGAAGAAATAAGTGAGCCGTTGTGGAGAGCAGGGTTATCAATAGCTAAATTTTGTGAAGACGGGCAAAAAGCCGCACACGTACTGTCTAAAAAACACCCTGAGTACAACATAGAAGACACAAAGAAAAAGATGGAGCTTATAAAAGGTCCGTACTTGTGCGATACGTTTGATGAATTTAATCCTGATGTATGTACCGAATGTTCTCATAGAGGGAAAATAAAGTCTCCTATAAGTCTAGGCAGTAGGATACGAGAAGCTACTGAAGAAGATAATATCGTGGAAGCTCCCTCCATAGACCTGCCTGACGCTCCTATAAATACGTACACTATACCTGCTTACCCAGCACCATATTTCAGAGGTGCAAATGGGGGTATATATACAAGAATAACACTTCCTGATGGGGAAGTTACTGAGAAAGCTATATACCATAACGATTTGTATGTTGTTCGGCGTTTATGGGATGGTGAGCTAGGTGAGGCTGTAGTCATGCGATTACACTTACCAAAAGATGGAGTGCGAGAGTTTACAATACCGTTAACTGCCGTAAACTCTAAAGAAGAGTTTCGTAAACAAATGTCTATGTACGGCGTAGCTGTAAGTAAAATGGATGAGATTATGCACTATACAACAACGTGGGTTAACGAGTTACAGGCAAATAGTATGGCAGATGAAGCACATAAACAATTTGGTTGGACTAGTGACGAATGTAAATCGTTTATACTAGGTAATCAGGAGATATTTGGAGATAGGGTAGAATTTAATCCTCCATCTAATCAAACTATAGGTTTATTTCCCTCGTTTGAGCCTAAAGGCACATTAGAGGAATGGAAAGATACAATAAACTTTTATAACAGAGACGGCTTTGAAGCACATCAATTCGTGGTTGGTTCTTCTTTTGGCTCTGTTTTAATGAACTTATCCCCAATAAATTGTGCGGCTTTACATCTGCACAGTAAAGAATCTGGTGTTGGAAAGACTACCGCTATGTTTGCAGGGGTTTCTATATGGGGTAGACCCGAAGACCTTATACTTAGAAAAGAAGATACCTTTAACACCAAGATGCATAGAGGAGAGATATACCATAGTCTTCCTTTATACTTGGATGAGCTTACCGAAGCTAAAGCGGGAGAGTTAAGTAACCTTGCGTATCAGCTTACAGGCGGTAGGCAACGAGGACGTATGACTAGTGGGGGTAACGCGGAACGCTATAGGGGAGATGCTTGGAAGCTACTAGCAGTTACTACAGGCAATGCTAGCCTCATTGAGCGTATAAGTATAACTAAAGCCATGCCGAAAGCAGAGGCACAGCGCATACTAGAAGTCAAAGTAGATAGGTTGTTTGATGAAGTAAAAGACAAAAAGATACAGGATGACTTTAGTGTAGCGTTAGGTAATCACTACGGTACGGCCGGTAAAGAATACATACAATACGTCATAACTAATTTAGACGCAGTTAAGAAACTAATCGAAGATTTGAGAATTAAGATAGATACTGAGGCAGGGCTTACTTCTGAGAATAGATTCTGGTCTGCATTTACTACTAATACCATAGCAGGGCTTATGTTAGCTAAACGTGCAGGGCTTATAGATTATGATGTAGGCAAGGTATTTAAGTGGGCTGTTTCCATGCTGAAACAGAATAAACACTACGTGTCCGACATGAACGCATCTGTAGAAGAGGTCTTAAATGATTACATCCACGAACATTGGAGTAACGTACTATGGATTAAAAGCACAGATGACCTCCGTAAACAGCACGATAATGGATTAGATTCCCTTGTTGTACCAGAAGCATTGCCCAGAGGTAAGTTAGTAGCAAGGTATGAAACCGATATAAAGAAAGCCTACCTTATACCGAAGCCTCTAAAAGCATGGTGTGGGGATCAGCAAATAAATTATGCGGCGTTCTTGGAAGATTTAAAGGCTAAAATGGGGGCTACTAAAATAAAAATGCGGTTAAGTAAAGGCACACATATGCAGTTGCCCCCTACTGACGTTATCGTAGTAAGTTGTTCTATTGAGGGAAGTGATGAAGCAAGGAGTATTGAAGACTGACGATTTAAATCCTGATGGGGTTAGGATCGTGGTAAAGTGGGAGGACATGGATGTAGGTACATCTGTGTTTGTACCTTGCATAAATACTGAAGAAGCAATGCGCCAAGCGGCTAAAATAGTAGTAGAGAAAGGCTACAAAACTGAAGCAAAAGTAGTAGTAGAAGATAAAATATTAGGTATTCGCATTTGGAGAACGGTGTGATATTGTCTTCGGGACAGCCACCTTCGTAGTTCCGTGTCTGTCGTTCTCCTAATGGGGCGCTTTGACTACTTTCAGCGTCTCAAACTTACCCCCACCTTAACTGGTGGGGGTTTTTTACTTATTCCCATTCTCTACTATTTCGAAGTATCAAGGCACGTAGGTTAGGAGCAATATTTATACCGTTGTGCATCTTCACGGTATTACGTTGATTTGTCCTAATAGATTTTAACACAGTACTTGGTGATATAACTGCTTTAGTGCCTCTGTAACGCTCATTGAATTTTCGTACGTCTTTTAGAGTATCTGCATACCCTTCACCATCACCCATACGGTACGAGTTGTATAATTTACGAAGTAACTTAGTTCTACGCTCATTTATACTTCGCTGTATACCCATGAGAGATTGATTGCGTTCCTGTTCAAATGTATACCCCGAAGGAGCAAAACCAAAGAATTGACCTACTAATTCACCCGAAGTTATATCGTCATAAATTGGATCTCTTCGTCTGGTAAGGATAGCATCTTCTCTTGCGTACCGCCCAAAGCTAGCTTTGTAAGCGTTTGCTATAGCGGGAGGTAGCAGATTTTCTATACCGCGTTCAATATATCCGTTTTGTAGATCGTCATACCCACGAACAATTCGCTTGGCAGTGCTTAATGCTGGACCTCCAAGATAAAAGCCAAGAAACTCTTCTGGAGATGGGTCGGAATTATAACGGTTTTCTTGAAATAAAAGATCAGTTAGACGAACACGGGATGCTACATCCACACCTAACATGGCGTTTAACGGACCTTTATACCATCCTTCGTTTATGTATTTACGTACTATGGTATCCGCATCGTCTTCTTCATCATCGAGGAACAAGTCAGCAATCATAGTAAAAATACCATAAAGAGGAACACCATGAATTCCAGCGAAGAATAACGCAGATCCATGTATTCCTATTACTTCTTTCATAGCTTGTTTTCTTAATGCAGGGTCTACTGATGTATCTAGCATACGTGATGTGCTTTTAAGCATTGCGTAGTACATATTCATACCGTAGCCTTTATACATATAAGCTACACGTCCAAGACCCTCTTGAGCTATCCTAGGTGCTGATTCTAAACTCATACCGCCGTTTAGCTGTTCTGTTTGGTAAAGCGCTTCTTCAGCGGCTAACTCTTCTTTTTGAGCATTATTTAACGTATTAGATGGGATGTACTTACCTTGTGTTTCTGAGTAAAACCTATCACCACTATTAAGTTTATCTAATATTAA